AGACTTGGAAGAGATATGCTGAATATGATCGCACAGCCGTTCATTGATAATAAGGATATATTAAAAAGCGCAGTCGAAGGAACACTTGGGGTTATCGAAACAATAACCGATGGATTATCGACAGTTATTCAAAATCTTTCCGATTTAGTGACCGCATTATACGATGAGCATTTAAAACCTTTTTTTGATTCAATAGCTAATGGACTTTCAACCATTTTTGGAACTTTAATAGATGGATATAACACATATATTCTTCCAGTTATGCAAGGTTTAGCTTCTAAGATAAAAGAGCTTATGGATGGGGAATTGGGAGAAATGTTTGTAAAAGTCCAAACTTTTCTCGGCAAATTAATAGATATCTTAAAAGAGCTTTGGGAAAATATTTTAGTTCCAATAATTAGCTGGATTGTATCAAATGCAATTCCAGTAATAGCAGACGTTGCAAATGTAATTGGCGACACTGTTATAGAGGCAATAAAATCCGTTATTAAAATTATTGGAGATGTATTAGATGTCCTGAGCGGAGTTATTGATTTTCTGAAAGGAGTTTTTACAGGCGATTGGGAACTAGCATGGAACGGAATCAAAGAAACTGCAAGAGGTACATGGAACCTTATAAAAGATATTATATCTGGAGCCTGGGAAGCTATTAATGGAATAGTAAAAACCGCATTAACAATAATAAAAAGTATCATTTCTCTTTCTTGGAACGCAATAAAAACAGTTACTGTTACAGTATGGAATGTTATAAAAACATGGCTGTCTAATACATGGGAAGCAATAAAAACTACAGTTTCGACAGTATTTGACGGAATAAAGTCTAAAATTACAAGAATTTGGGATTCCGTGTCAGAAAAAACGTCATCTATATGGGGAAAAATAAAAACGTTTGTTGACGGAAAAGTAAGTGCTATTCATGATGCAATCGTGGATAAATTTACAAGTGCCAGAGATACGGTCAGAAGGGCGTTTGAGGGTATACGTGATACCATCAAAGATATATTAAACAAGGTGATCGGAATTGCAAACAGCGCTATTGGAACTGTAAACAGTGCAATTGGCGGCATTGAATCAGCATTTACATTTGGACCGTGGAAGGTTCCAACTCCTTTTGGTTCGAGGACAATTGGATTTACAGCTAATTTCCCAAGAGTTCCTACAATTCCATATCTTGCAAAAGGTGCCGTTATCCCGCCAAGATCAGAGTTCCTTGCAGTGCTTGGAGATCAGAAGAATGGGCGCAACCTGGAAGCACCGGAAGGTGTTATCCGAGAAATTATTGATGATGCATTTGCAAGGCATCAGCAGGGCAGCAGTGGTAACTTCCGATTTACAGCGCAATTGAACCGCAGAACGATATTTGATGAGATGATTGACGAAGCAAAGTTAAGGCGTGATGCAAGCGGTACAAATCCGTTTGAACTTGCATAGGGGGAGGGAGAGAACGTGGCATTTTCAATAAGCAAATCAATAACTGATAGATACAAGATAAATGGACTTCTCATCCCTCAGCCAGATGAGGACATGCAGTGTAGTTTTGGAACCACCTATTCAGAAGGAAGTAACCGAACTCAAAAAGGAGTTGCATTGATAACTCCACTTTTTACAGTGATCCAATACAGTTATAAGGCAACTAATGTGCCGGTTGACGAGAAATCAACTAATCTGGTAAATGCAATCATAAAAGGAAAACCATTTATTTTATATCATTGGCTGGCGCATAAAAACGAATGGCGATCAGAAAAATTTTATGTTGGAAAAATGCACTACAATATAAGGCATGTTGGAGAGTATTACTCTGAGATATCGTTTAATATGCAGGGGGTGAATCCACTTGATTAATGTATCAAATACTTTTAAAGAAAAGTTGCAGGATGGTGAGCAAGTAATTGAAATCGTGGAGATCACCTTTGCTGACGGAACGACAAAGACACTTGAAAACGAGATTATGATCGGCAACAATGACTTTTCCGATTGTGCGGAGAGTAGTAGCTTCCCGGTCGGCGCTACAGTTTGCAAAACAATGAAGCTTGAACTGGACAATACAGAGGGTCAGTGGAAAGATTATAATTTCTATCAAGCTAAAGTGCATGCATATTTGAAGCTCCAGACTTCCGTTGCAGAACCAGCCAGTGAATCAATTTGGATGCATAGTCCTTTCCAGAGCTGCCTCAGAAGACCGATACGAGACGATTGACAAGGGTATCTATACAATTACCACGCCAGAGCAATACGGCGAAATATTGAGCTTTACGGCGCTGGATGACATGTATAAAACCAATGCTAAATATTATAGTGCTCTGACGCTTCCACAGACAGTTATAGCGCTGGTAAGAGACGCTTGTGAGAGTTTGAATATCCCTATGGGATTTTCTTCTATGGCACATGGAAATGTAGTTGTCACAGCGCTCCCAGATAACATGACATTCCGTCAGCTGATTGGATGGGCGGCAATGTTGGAGACAGCAAACGCCAGAATTGACAATAGAGGATATTTGCGATTTATTAAGTGGAATTTTGGAGCTGTCGAAAACGGCTCCTTAGTTCCAACTAAGTTAGAGGATTATGTAAATAGCCCAACTCTTTCCAGTGATGATATTGTAATTACTGGTATCAGAGTAAAAAACAAAGAATCAGAATCCCTGTTTGGAAGTGCCGGGTACGTCCTGGAGTTAGAAAACAATCTTCTGTCTGACAGTGACCTCGGAACTGTGGCGGCATGGATTGGCGGTAATTTGGTCGGAGCTAAATTCCGAAATCTGCAAGGGGATTTGCTTTATAATCCTCTGTTAGAATTTGGTGATATGGCACGCAGTTTTGATCGAAACGGCAATGGATATCTTACACCAATCACTGATGTATCATCTCCGTTAAATGGCATTACCACTGTAAAAACGCAGGCAGATGATCCCATCCGAAATAGCAGTACATATATGTCGGAAGCTACAAAAGCACTGGTAGAAGCTAGACAACTTGTTAAGGATGAACGCACAGAGCGCGAAAAAGCCGTTGAAAGGCTAGCAAATACGCTTAAGGAGTCTGGCGGGCTTTATATGACAGAAGATCCACAGGACGACGGTAGTGTAATCTATTATATGCACAATAAGCCGACTCTGGAAGAATCAGATATTGTATGGAAACTCACGGCGGAAGCCATTGGAATTTCTACAGATGGTGGAAAAACCTATCCTTATGGATTTACTGTTACAGGAGAAATGATTACAAGACTGCTATACGCCGAGGGAATCAATGCAAGCTACATCAATGCCGGCGCGCTGATCGTGCGTGACACAAACGGAAAGATTATCTTTTCAGCCGATATTGATAATAACCAGATTGTAATTGACGGCGCATCCGTGCGAATCGGTGCATCACCTTTGGACGGACTGTTAAACAGTATGCAAGGTCAGATTGACGGAAATATCAATACCTGGACCGGGACTCCTGCACCTACACTTAGCAATTACCCGGCAAACGAGTGGCTAACTGATACAGAAATGAGTAAGCATGTAGGTGATCTGTATTATGATGGAGACAGCCATGCTTACAGATTCCGCAATGATGGAAAAGGGTATTACTGGGAAAGATTAAAAGATACGGACGTAACAAAAGCATTACAGGATTCTGAAGATGCATTGACAGCGGCTAAACAGGCGCAGGAAGCGGCGGCCCTTGCCAAGAACATGACCTTGCAGTTGAGTAACGAATACCAAGGTATTTCTGTTGATTCTGATGGAAATTACGGAACGTTTCCGAGCAACGTGAGTACACAGGCAGTCGTGATGTACGGAACACAGGATATTACATCTGATTGTAAATTTACAATTATTAAATCGGATAGCGTAACAGGATCCTGGAATAATGCGACCAAGGCATACACGGTAACAGCATTATCCGCTGATGACGGATGGGTAGATATTAAAGCAACATATATCAGTGTTCTATCAGTAGTTAAGAGATTTTCGCTGGCTAAAATTTATGCTGGGAAAAATGGTACAAATGGTGTTGACGGTCTCCAGGGGCCAAAAGGAGACCAAGGCATACCGGGACCACAAGGTGAACAAGGTATTCAAGGCCCACAAGGACCGAGAGGAGAACAAGGAATTCCTGGAACTCCCGGGGCGGATGGGGAAAACGGTTCTGATGGCAAGGATGGAGCAGACGGAAAAGATGGAAAAACAAGTTATACACACATTGCCTATGCGAATTCTGCGGATGGAAAAACAGATTTCTCTGTGTCGGACAGTAATCGTGAGTATATCGGTATGTATGCGGATTTTACCGAGCAAGATAGTACTAATCCAGATGATTACGCGTGGACACTTGTAAAAGGCGCGAATGGCGCACAAGGTATCCCTGGAAAAGCAGGTGCGGACGGAAAGACGCCATATTTCCACATAGCTTATGCGAATAGTGCTGACGGAAAAACTGGCTTTGATGTAGTTGTCAGTGCCGGAAAGCAGTATATTGGCCAATATACTGATTACGACACGCCGGATGATTCCATTGACCCGACAAAATATAGATGGACGAAGATAAAAGGTGAACAGGGCGATAAAGGAGAACAAGGTGTACCTGGCAGGACATATTTTATCGAGCTTTCATCTAATATCCTAAAACGAGGTCAGAATGACAAGGTTGTACCAAGTACAATTACGGCAAAAGCTTATTATCGAGATGGTGACAGTGCTACAAGAACGGCATATTCTGGTAGATGGTATGTGCAGACTTCCACGGATGGCTCTACATTTACAAACGTATTGGTTTCAACTGTAAATGAGCCGAGTAAAAGTTATACTGTTAGCTCACTGGATAGAAGCATTGTGTCTGTTAGATTTATCCTGTATGCAGCAGATGGAACTACAAATCAGCTGGATATGCAATCTGTCCCTGTAGTGATAGATGTGGACGCACTTACCCACGAAGAGATATTTAATCTTCTTACAAATAATGGTTCCATGAAAGGAATTTATAAAGAGGGCAACCAGTTATATATTTCGTTCACTTATGCGAAGGGCGGAACGTTAAAGCTTGGCGGTCCGAATAATGGATATGGCACCTTTGAGGTGTACGACGCGAATGGAAATATAATAACTCAAATAGATAACTCGGTTGGGTTTAAAAACTTCAAGGGAAAAGAGTGGTTCCAGATAAATGAGTCTGTAGCTACAGCTGGCTACGGTCCCTCCCTTGTTCATGGGCTTCTCGATTTATCCGCGCAATACTCTGATGGATATTGGACTGTTTTGGAGAGCAAACAAGCTGGTCTTCTTTTAAAAACTGTATCTAGAATGAAAGTGGAGACGACTGGAAGCAGCTCTTTGACTCTCAATGTGCCAAAAATGCCTAAGCTTATAACTGGTAGTAACTTAGGAAAGAATAGCAATGGAGATGTTGGAACAATTGCATCATCCTCTATGCGTTATAAAATTCTCGGGAAAACCGTAAAGGAAGATGAACTGGAAGAACTTTATAGAATCAAAGTAATCTGGGCGAAGTACAAAGATGGATATCTTA